TGTACCACCACGTATCTTCTATGGATCACTACAAGCAATTACATTCCATCACACAACAGATCCAGTAGGACATCTGAATGGGTAAAAGAATACAAGTAATTACAAAAGGTCCTAAAGAAATAAAGCGAGAGAAAAAACAAGCTCTTAAATTAAGGCAGACAAAATGATTAAAACAAGCAGTGGTACGCAGTACTACACACAGCAAGAAGTTACTAACCAAATCAATGAAGTGATGGAAGATGGCTACAAAATTACCAATGCTATCTACCAAAAAGCTAGGGATATGGATTGGTGTAGTGAGTATGATGACTGGGCTGAAGAAGTAAATAAAGATCTTAAGTTCTTTGAAGTACCTGTTATGCGTAGTGAGTATGCAGTTACATACACTATTGAACGTACACAAAGAGCAACAGTAACAGTGCAAGTAACTGCACGTAATGAAGATGATGCAGAAGATCAAGCTGATGAAGCATACAGTACAGAAGAGTTAGTTGAAAAGATAGACGAAGATGATTGGAACACAGAACACGAAGAGATTATAAGCACAGGAGCAGAGGAAATTTAATGAGCATTAAGGACGAGCCGTGGTTTAACGACCCGTTCGATTGGTACGAACGAGAAGGATACCCAGAGATTGTAGGCATAGCCGTAACAGATAAGGTAGCACTTGATTTTCTTCAAGCGTTATACCAAATCTATAAACGGTTAGAGCGCAATGATAGAACAAAAGCGATGGAAGACGCTAAGCAACTAGCAATACTGCTACTAGCTAGTGCATTTGATTACGCTGAAGAAGCAATAGATGAATTAATTATACAAGAAGTAAGCGCAGTAGATATAGATGCTGCATTCGCAGAGATGATAGAGGATCAAGATGACTAGACAAAATCCATACACAATTATTGGTACGCATAGTGAGTACGAAGTTAATTCAGCACATGACCTAATGGTTAAAGCTAACCTTGACTGGGAAGTTACATTAGAAAATGTATTTATTAATGAGACCGATCCGATTGAAGTACCAGATAGATATGCAACAGTTAAATGGATTGATGGAAGAATCGAACCACTAGCAGTAGTAGGTTCACGATACAAAGTATTACAAAACAGTGAGATCTTCTCATGCCTTGACGACATCGTTAACAACAGCGATGCACGTTACGGTGCAGCAGGAGAACTTAAAGGTGGCAACGTAGTATGGGCAACCATTGAACTACCAGCTAACGTAACAGTAGGTGACGATCCACATAATGCATATGTAATTGCACGTACATCACACGATGGTAGTATGCCATTCCAAATGACACCAGTTGTTAACCGACTAAGCTGCACCAACCAGATCAATGCAGCCATGATGAGTGGTAAAGCTAAGGGTATTTACTACCGTGTTAAGCACAGCCCTAACAGTAGCATCAATCCAGATGATATCAGAAAAGCATTTAAGATTATGAATGAAGATGTTCAAAAATATGCAACAGTATCATCATACCTACGTTCAATTGAATTCAGTAACGCAGAGTTTAAGAACTTTGTTAACCGAGTGTATCCATTACCTAGCAAGATTGAGTTCTCACCATATGAGATGCTCAGTGCAGGTGAACGTACATCTAAGACAAGAGCAGAACGAAGCAGAGCTAGTGCATTGAACGTATGGATTGGTGAGACACATACCCAAGACAACATCAAGGGTACTAAGTTCGGTGCATTCCAAGCTATCGTGGAAGCAACCGATCACTTCAGTAAAGACTATAGCAAGCAAGCAGGCAAGATGATTCTCGGCACAGACATAGCCGTGAAGTCACGAGCACTACAACTATTAGGAGTAAGCAATGGGTCTTGATATGTACCTAAATGTAAGTGAAAGAATTAGTAGCCATGATTTTAATAGAGTTGATAATCAAGTAAGCTATACAGATAATCCTAGATACAGTAATGTTATTGAAGCAGCAGGTATCAAGGTAAAAGATAATACAGCATCATCAGTATCAGTAGAATGGACTGCCATCTATTGGCGTAAAGCTAATCAAATTCATAACTGGTTTGTAACTTACTTAGCTGATGGAGTTGATGAATGCCAACGCATATCAGTAGGTAGAGGTGATCTAGTTATACTACATGACAGATGTAGTACATTACTTGACACAAGATCAAATGAATTGGCTATGGAATTACTACCACCAGCATCAGGATTCTTCTTTGGATCTACTGATATTGATGAGTGGTATTGGCATGACATTGAAGAAACACACAAGCAACTGACTGAGTTACTTGATGAGATCACAAAAGAAAACGAATGGAACTATGACATTGAGTACCAAGCATCATGGTAGAGCTAGCAGAAGATCACTTTGCTATTGATGGATTCAGAGCTGATGTATTAATAAGTCCAGATACATTAGTTTATTTACAAAAGATTAATGAAGTAGTAATGGAAGGTGAATGTATGTGGTTCAAAAGTTTAACTACATGTAGATACGATCCACACACAGGAGATGTGTTCGATGTTTCAGATTAATTCTAATGAAACACCAGCATGTGATGGTATGGATACTAACTTCTTCTATCCAGTAGGAGAAGACAATGAAGATAATGCATGGGCAAAGACTAATGTTTATCCACAGTTGAGGAAAATCTGTGGACAATGTGATGTGCTTGATAAGTGTAGAGACTGGGGTATTAAGCATGAAGAGTGGGGGTTTTGGGGTGGCATGTCAGTCTATGAACGCCGTCAATGGAGAAAGAAATACAACATCAAGATTGAGCAGCCTTGGACTTCAGGGTTCTTGAGAGGAATGAATAAGTAATGGAATGCTGTAACATGGACATAGAAGAATTGTTCAAGCAAGAAGATGAAGATGTCTGCGAAAGATGCTATGATCGTTTAGAAGATCACGTAACAGACATGATGTACAATGCAGCTAAAGAAGACTTCTATGATAGGAACAGAAAGTATGATTAAAATAAATGGATACGAACTACCAGCACATGTATCTTATTCAGCACTAACAACATACCTTGACTGCGGTTGGAAGTATTATCTTACACGAGTGGAAAAGTTAATTGAACAACCAACCTGGTACTTAGCAGGTGGTAGTGCAGTACACGCAGCAACCGAGATGTATGATAAAGAACTATTTGAAACAGAGGGTAAGTAATGACTGAAGTATACAGATGTAATACATGTGGAGCTACATCAACCAATCCAGCAGACGCACTGCTACAATACTTTTGTCGTAGATGTGCACAAAGAGGTACAAAGTGAACAAGTATTGGGAAACAGCATGGGCTGCACAACAAGCAGAGCAACTAACAAAAACAGGTGTTGATCAGGCACAATGGAAAGCATCTGGTCGTGCAACCAAAGCTAATCCCAACAAAGAAGATGGTGATTGGTGGAACGTAAATGGTTCAGAGATGGTTGACTCATGGATTACATGGCGTAATGGTACGCACCCACTAACTATGTGGGAAGTACAACCTGGAGTACCAGCTATTGAACTAGCACTTACACCTATCTGGAATGACATACCAGTACAGATGCACATTGACAGAGTTATGATTAACCCTGATGGTGAACTAATTGTATTAGATATTAAGACAGGCGTACGTACCCCATCGTCAGACTTGCAGTTAGCATTCTATGCTGCAGGCATGGAGGAAATGTTAGGCATCCGTCCACAGTATGGTGCATACTGGATGGCTAGGTCTGGTCAGACTAGTGAACTAATTGACCTAGACTATTTTAGTAAGGATGATATCATTGAGATTGTTACTAAGTTTGATCAAGCTCGTAAAGCAGAGCTGTTCATACCTAACCTCAATCACTGTATAATGTGTAATGTAAAAGATCAATGCAAGTACAAAAGAAAAGGATAGAACAAAGTGGAAAGTAATTACGTAGTAAATGTAAAGACTAAAGTAGGTACTATTATTACCGTACGCGGTACTGATGCTACTGAGTTTGAAAATAATATCAATGCCCTTATTGGTAACGGAGTTAATAACAGCATCGCTGCAATGGAAGAGTTGTTTCTTGGAACGCAACCCAGTCAACCCAGTACTGCAAGAATCAATACAGTGGTTGATGCGCTAGGTGGTACAGTAATTAGCGAGACACCAATCCCATCAGCAGCACCAACAGCAACCTTCGCACCAGTAGCACCACCATCAGTAGCAGGGGTTACAGCAGGCTCAGCCAGCAGGACTTGTATTCATGGTGTAATGACTAAGCGTGAAGGTGTAGGACCATACGGACCTTACAAGGCTTACATGTGTCCAACAGCTAAAGGTACACCAGATCAGTGTAAAGCTATCTATCTGAAAACCAACGACCCAGACTACGCTACGTTCTAGTCGCATAGGTTTGACTGGGTAGTGTAGTGGGGAAGGCTACCTACCCAGTCAATTATTTATTGGGAGATAAATGAAAACATTAAGCAGAGCAGTAGGTCGTCCTGACATTGGTGGTGAGCCAATGCCTACAGTATTTAGGACGTTTGATAATAACCAAATCGTATTGCGAAGAGCAGAAGTAAGTATGATTGCAGGCACACCAGGTGCAGGTAAGTCAACACTTGCCTTAGCTTTAGCACTACGTATGCAAGCACCAACGCTATACCTATCAGCAGATACTAATGCTCACACCATGGCTATGCGTTTGTATTCAATGATAACAGGAGTAAGTCAGAGTGAAGCAGAAAAAATCATATCGGAAGACCCAATCAATTCTAGGAATAATCTTGCTCTTGCCAGCCATATTTATTGGAGCTTTGATTCTGCCCCTAGTCTTAGTGATATCGACGACGAGGTTACCGCGATTGAAGAGTTACTTGGAGAAGCACCTGCCTTAATTGTTATTGATAACCTTATGGATATTAGTATGGATGGCGGAGAAGAATTCAGTAACATGCGTAGTGCACTTAAAGAACTTAAGTACTTAGCAAGAGATACCAACGCCGCTATCCTAGTGTTACATCACACACAAGAAGGTTATGTCGGAGATCCATGCCAACCAAGATCATCCTTACAAGGCAAGGTAGCACAGTTACCTGCATTAATCCTTACCGTTGGACAGAGTGGTAACGGACTACTAGGTGTAGCTGCAGTAA